GCAGGCGCACCGTCATTCTTGTGGCGCGTTAAAGATTTAGACAAAGCCAGACTTAGGCTTGGCATTAGAGGGAATGGAAAATGAATAAAGAACAAGCACTGCGCATCTTAAAGTTGCTGTCTGGATTAGAGATGTATGTCTTTATGCAAAACGATGTACCCGACCATCATACTGATGAGCTGATTAAGATTATTGGTGAATTGACTGACATTGTATTAGGTGAAACAAAATGAAAAACGACCTTATATATATCGCAATTGGCGCGTTCTTGATTGGCGCTATTGCATCAACGCTGACAATATACGCCACGCACAGACATTATTACGAAATCACCAAGACAACTATTGGAGAATTCATCATTCATGACGGGCGCATCTACTCAGTGTATGAAATGGAAAGAAATGTTCGTGGGGAGATGGTAGCAAAATGAGTAAAGAAGAATTATATAAGCGCCTGACAATGGCGCAGAAAAACAAAAAAGAGCTGAAGAAAATTAAACTTCAGCTCCTCAAAGAAATCGAGCAACTGAAGTTAATGCTTCGCGCACTGGAGGAAGGGTAATGGAAATTGATGACATAGCAGCACTCGCCTTTTATATTGGCGTGTTATTTTTAGCGGGTATTTGGCTATGCCATTAGTTACCCCAGTACAGCCAGTAACACCCGCGCCAACGGCAACAGAGTGTAAACATGACCATTGGCGCGTATATCAATCACGGGGCTTTAGAGAGTGCGACAATTGCAAAGAAAGAAGACCCATCTTTAACTATGTGAAGCATCAAAGATGAACATTAGTCAGATATTTATAGGGCTGTCTCCCTTTTTAAAAGACAGATTTACAAGCGAAGTGTTTACCCTTGGACTTATTAACGAGCTAAACGAGCAACGCTTTCGTGCTAGATGCCGGCGCCTGATACGTCAGCACAACGGCGATACGCGCAAGTTATACAAAGCGCTTAACAATTTATCAATGGCTGACCGATTACGGTTTTTTGACGTGGTGAGTGGAAATGGCAATAACGCATAAAGATTTACAACTTTTAAAAGACAGTTTGACTTACAACCCTAAGACAGGGCAATTCTTTAGAATGATTAGATGTATTGCCCCCGCTAAGCTGTGCTGGAGTAATCGCAACGCGACTATAAAGGTGGCTAAAGACGGATACGCTAAATACCTCAACGCGTGGCGAGCGGCGATGTTTCTAGCAACAAATTATTACCCCGGCCCTGAAGACTCCATTCAGTATAAAGATGGTGATGTTGCTAACTTAAAGTTAGAAAATTTGATTGTTGTGTACCCTGCTGATGACGAGCAAACCATTCTTGATTTTGCAACGGAACACGGATTATCTCCGCAAACGGTACACGCAAGAATGAAATACGCTGACAGAAGCCCACGTCAGATACGCAATTACACGGTTAACTATTTTAAAAAAGCCGATTTTGCAAGGCTATGCGGGGACATGATAGGTAAACCGCGCCAACGCGCGTCTAAAGACGATGAGTTTTTTCAAAAGAAACGCTTTAACTTTAGTGAATCAAAGCGAAAAAATAAAATGATACGGGCGTTTCTAGCCCAACATTTTATAACCCCTAAACAATGGGAGATGACGTTATGCTAAAAGGCGACTCAGTACACGCAAGCGACGCCGTAAACGCGCCAGCACACTATCAAGGTGACAAGATGCAGTGCATTGACGCAATGCAAGCTATGCTTTCGCAAGATGAATTCAGAGGGTATTTGCGCGGGAATATCTTTAAGTATATGTGGCGGTTTAGAGAGAAGAACGGGCTTGAAGACCTGCGTAAGGCTAACTGGTATTTAAACAAACTAATCAAATTGGAGAATTTCTAATGTACGCATTTAAAGGCTACCCGGTAGACCAAGACCCAACCATCAAAGCGCTACGCGATGAGGATATGGAAAACTACATGAATTTGCTCAAATGGCTAGATTCAGTGCCGTTTATTCCCGTAAAAGTCAGCGACATCGTGTTGCCTTGGCGGGATAGATGAAACCAAAGCTCAAAACGATGAACGGGGTGTGGATATGCTACACCCCTTGCTGCTCCATTCCAATGATGGCAGACCACCCCAAAACGGCGTATTTAAGATGGAAATTTATCAATGCTAAGACCCAATCAGATAGAGGCTGTTGCCTTTTTGAGCCAGATAGACAAAGGAATGATTCTTGCCCCAGTAGGGGCAGGCAAGACAGCAATAACATTGACAGCGATGAAGGAGGCGCTCGACACGGGCAGAGTACGTCGGTTCTTAGTGATAGCGCCAAAGCGTGTCTGCACGGATGTGTGGACAATAGAACCGGCGAAGTGGGAACCAAGTCTGACAGTATCTATCGCCGTTGGCTCTTACGCGCAGCGGCTGAACGCGTTTAACAAACCGTCGCAAGTAGTAGTGACTAATTATGAAACACTGCAATCTACGCCGCCCTTAGTTGGCTTTGACGGAATAGTGTTTGACGAGCTTACTGTTTTAAAAAACCCGTCAGGCAAACGCTTTAAAGCGCTGTTTGCTTTAATTAAAAATTTTAAAGTCAGATGGGGACTTACCGGCTCGTTTACTAGCAACGGTCTTATAGATGTATTTGGGCAGTGCAAAATAATCGACGAAACTTTACTTGGTAAGTCTAAAACGGCGTTTTACCAAAAGTATTTCATTATGCTTAATAGAGGGTATGTGGAATGGATAGCTAAAGCAACGTCTTTAGCTGAAATAATGGAAGTTATTAAACCGGCCACCTATCTTATAGATACGCAAGAATATATGAACACTTTGCCGCCGTTAAACGTCGTGCGCGTAGACTGCGCTATGGACATGAAAATGTACAAAAAGATGAAAAACGATTTTATTGTTCAGTTTGAAGACATAGAAGTTAGAGCAATGAACGCGGCAGTAGTTGTGTCTAAGCTACAGCAAATGGCTAGTGGATTTCTATATTCTGAAGAAGAAACGGCATGGTTTTCGCGCCACAAGTTTGACCGTCTTGATGAGATTCTTGAAGAAAACCAACACGCGAATACCATTATCGTGTACAACTTTCAGGCAGAGCTTGAAGAACTTAAACGCCGGTATCCTAAAGCGCAAACAATCGACCAGCAAGGTGTTATATCGGCGTGGAACGCTGGGCGAGTGGAATTACTGCTTGTTCACCCTAAGTCCGCAGGGCATGGGCTAAATCTTCAATTTGGTGGCAGTAAAATGGTCTTCCTGTCGCTTCCGTGGTCACTTGATAGATATGAGCAAACCATTGGGCGTTTGCACCGTAGCGGGCAAAAGAGCGCAGTATATTGCTATGTACTGCTAACAGACAAAACCGTAGACGAGCGCATATTTGCAAGTCTGCATGACAAACGCGCAATCTCAGATATTGCGCTGGAGGAACTAAAATGATGAACACCCTGACATGGCGCGACATCTTCTTTAATTTGAATAATTACACAGAAGACGAGCTAGAAAAAATGATTGAGTCAGAGCGCCACGGTAAACGTAGACGCTCTATCTTGGTGCGACTGCATCAGCGCTACTGCATACTTCGCGCTAATCGTGAGCGTGACGAATTACTCGCTTAAAAACAAATCTGCTTCTGCTTCTCTGCGTCGGGTAAGGCCAGCCATTACTTTACCGCCGGCTTTATTCCAACGCACAAACTGCTTTGCTACTTCTTCTTTATCTTCGCCCGCGTTTAACATCTTTACAAGTGTTGAGGAAGCAAAATTACCCGCCCCGATGTTATAGCAAAGACAGACCAGCGCATCAAATTCATTCTGCGTTAGCTCAGCATCAACTGCGTTGACTGCTTTTTCATACTGCCCAATCGTTGCCGCAAGCAGTGCAATAGCGGCTTTTTCTGCCGGCAACGTTCTATTTTTAGTAACTTGCGTACCATCTCCATAATATGTGCTTCCTATGCCGATAGTCCAAATTCCTGCCGGGCACTGATAGGCCGCTAGCTTACACCCTTCAAATTCTTTAATTAACGCTA